TCCTCTTCTTCCACGCATACCTACATCTCCAAGTCAAAGAGCACGTCTAGAAGAATTGAGCAGGAGAGCACACAGTGCTCTGAGGACTCCTGTCATACCGCCTATAACTCATGCACCTTCTGCTATTGCTATTCCATCATTAAAAGGAACTACACCGAGAGTAGCAAGAGCCATTCTTGAACCCTCCGATGTTCGTAAATCATCAGAGACTTTTTTGTCTCCCGCTCAACGGCAAAAACTTTTTAGAAGATTAGATACTCTTCGAAAAGAAGAAGATATTGACCAACAATTCGGTAATATTGCTCGTCTTCAACCAGAACATAGGGAATCCGAGGAACTTTTAAGGGAGTCTATTAGAGAAGGAAAAGAAGCAAAGGAACATGCTGCTCAAAAATTAGAAAAATTAAGAGAAGATGAACGTTTTCCTTCTGGTCAAAAATTTTTAGATCTTTTCCAAAAAGGCCCTGAAGGATGGGAGCCAGAAGAAAGAAGACAAACTCGCATTTCTCGTCATATGAGACCTGAGGCGACCACACAAGAAATAGAAAGACTTGAGCGAAGAGCTAATAAAGAATGGGAAGAAAAAATAGCACCAGAGTTGAGCGGCTATTGGAGCATGATACATCCCAGAGGAAGTGGGGCACATGCACATGCTCTTACAAAAGCCCGTTTGGAGCATTTTGAGAAATTAAGAGATCATATTGATATTTTAAAGGAACGTGCTTATGAAAAAGCTCTCGCACATGCCAATTTAGAAGAACAGATGGCATTAAGAGGAGCAGAGACTCAAGCTTCTTTGTCTCATCATAAAAGATCACATGCTCATGCTGCCGAGGAATTAGCTTTTCGTCAACAAGCATTAAATCAAACGCGTGATCAAGCAGCCATGAGTGCGATGAGTCAATTAGCAGCTCAAAAACAAGCTCAACACCAAACAGAAATGAATGAACGCAGACGCCAAGAAGAAGAAGAGCTGCACCGCCCTCAATATTTATTGGAAAGAAAAGCTGCTTTGGCACAAGGTTTGAATCCGCCAACATTTGAATCATCTCTTTCACCATCGATTGCTACTTTTAGACCACCTGCATCAGGTGCAGCACTAGCTGCTGGCATATTAGGAACGGTAGGACCTTCCCTTATACCTGCTGTTGCAAGTGCTTTAACAGGAGGGTCAGCTGCTCATGGAGGTCCCATTAAAGCTAAGAAGTTAGCTGAAGGGGGAATGCCAAAATGGAAAGAACTTGCTGATCAAATGGAAGAAGATAAGTATTTAAAACATCAGGAAGAATTGGCCAGTCATTTTAAAAAACCGACTGAATTTAATCCTCTTTTGCATTGGGTGGGGGAAGCTGGAAGAGGTTTGTTGAGCAATATTTCACATCCTCAACCTCTTAATTTATTGGGGGAAGCTGCAACGAGAACTCATAAAGCCCAACAAGAACATAATGAATATGAAGATAAAAAAAGAGGGGTGGCCTTTGAATTGTATGACAAAATGCGTCAATCTCTGCATGATCAAAAAAAGTTTTTAGCCAACTATGAACTTAAAAGGGAAGGACTAGAAGAAGGTAAACGTCATCATCGATCGATGGAAGAGGAGCAATCTCGTCATCATCGTATGGCAGAACTCCTAGGGTCACAAAGAGTAGCTGCGAAACCTACCTTCAGTGAAAAAGATAAAGAGAGAATTGTTAAAGCGAAAGAGAATCTTAAAGAAGGACTGCGTCTCAAGGAGATGCTTAAAGAACTTCGCGAAGTTTATTCTGATTTAGATACAGGTCCAAAACTTGGATATTTAGCTGAAAATGGTTGGGATACGATTGCTTCTAAAGTGGGAGGAGTAGGAGATGTTGATAAGATACAGAGAGCTCGTACTTTAACCAATGAGTTTGTGAGAGAAGTTCAGGAAATGGGTAAAAGAGGAGGTCGCTCTAATATGGCCCTTCGATTGATTCAGTCAGGGAAAATGAATTTTTACAATACAAAGAAGGTTAATCTTTCCACGATCAATCAATATGAAAAAGGGATTGATTTTTCGATCAACCATAATGCTCATGTTCTTCATAACGAGATAGGTCTACCTAAAGAAGAAATACAAGAATATATGGAAGAAATAAGCCCACACGATTCTAAAGAAGATCATCCTCTTACTTTTGGACACTCTGATAATCCAAAAGATTTTTCAGATAAAGAAATAGATCATATTATTTCTAAGGGAAGGTAAATATGGTAGGGATTACAGTAGCACAGGCCATTGCTGAAAAAAAAAGAAGAGCCGCTGCTCGCGGATTATCCGAAGAAGAAGCGAGCAGTGGCAATTATCTTGATAAAGGTAAAAGAATTGTCGCTCAATTGGGAAGAAATGTTGCAGCTGGTGTAGGAGATGTAGCGGACCTTCCTGCCCTTCCCTTTGAATTAGGTCGATATGGATATAAGAAAGCACGTCATGCATTAGGCCATGAGGAAGAGGAGCCAGAGTTTGGAAAATGGCTTCCTGGACTAGGAGAAAAAATAGCTCATGGCATTGATGTAGCCACCAAAGGATATACCAAACCACGCACGCATTCTGAAAGATTAGCAGAATCCTTAACACGTGGTGTGGTGGGTTTACCAGTTGGAGCAGGCGTAGGAAGTATTGCGGCGAAGATTCCTTTAAAGGCACTTTCCATGTCGGGAAAAGGATTACATCGTATATCCCACCCTACTCTTGGAAATATAGCAGCGACAGCCGGAGGGACTGGAGCTGCTCATGAATATCAAGAACAGATGGAGAAGCCGTCCGCGCTCGGTTCTATGTTATCTGGATTAGGAGGGAGTATATTAGGAGGAGCCACTTTACCAGCTGCTCGGACCGCTGTGAATGTTTTATCACGTTCCCCTCAAAATACCGTGGCTAATCGGGTAGGGAAAGCATTTAAGGTAGAGCCTGAACTTTATGAGAGAGGTATAAAATTAGGATTAGAACCAAGTATAGGAATGGCTTCGTCTTCTCCTTCTGCCATGGGTATCGAATTGAAGTTAGCCAAACATCCTAAGACATCAGGATTATTTGATAAGTTACATGCTCAAAGAGAAGCGAAATTAAGTAAACATTTAGGTATACGTGAAGAAAACCTAGAAAAGGCCGTTGAACAACCGCAGCACTTTTTGGCTAAAGAAGGATCAGAGAAATATAAAGAAGCTAAAGGAGCTGAATTTAGAGAAAAGCAAGAGGCTTATCGTCCTTTTCTTAAAGAATTGTATGAATCCCATCATGATATTCCCATCGATGATTTATTAGGGCGAATAGAGGAGAATTATAAAAAAGGACATTATCTTGAGTCACATCAAGAAATGTTTGGACAAACCTATCCTGGAAAAATTGAAAAGCAATTATTAAAAGCACAAGCGCAAAATAGATCTCATGGTCAAGTCGAACGTTCTCAGTATGTGCGCGATCTTTTGAATAAAGGAATTAGTAAGGAAGTAGCCCAAAAAGAAGCTTCTAAGATGTTTGGTTCTTTGGAACAAGAAAGAACAGGCGTTCCTTTCACTACCTTAGAAAAATTACGTGTTAAAATTATGGATCATAAAAATGCATTAGATCCAAAGAAACAAGCTCGTGCCTACCGTGAGGCGACTGACCTTTATGATATGGTGCGAGGAAAAATAGAAAGTCATATTGAACATCATGCAACGCCTGAGCAAATAAAATCTTATAAAGAATCCAATGCACAATATGCAGATTATGCTAGTCGTGAACAATCTGATATGAAGCATTTTGTATATGATTTAACGGGAACGCGTAATGAACAAGATGCTTTTAGAAAATTAACCAAAGATCCTCGTTATTTAGAGGCAGCTAGTAAATATTTAGATACAGATCAAAAAAGAGATTTACTCGAAACTTTAGTTGCAACCGCGGGTAATCGTCAAGGTCGTTTTAATATAGCACATGCTCATACTGAACTTCTAAAATATCCTTATGAAGTAAGAAAAAAAATGGCTTCTTTTTTTCCTACAGCCAAAGAAAGAGAAAACTTTGTTGATGCGCTTTCTTGGATCGGCGAGAACAAACGAAACATTTCTAAAATTGCTAATACATCGGGAAGTGCTCATATGGGAGCCGATATATTAAGAAGTGCTGCTTATCTTCAATCTGTTTCTAAGGTTGTGGGGTCGCCTCTAGGTTTGAGTTCTTTTAAGTCAGGAGTCTCAGAAGCGGTTAATTTAATTCTTCAAGATTTAGCGGTCTTAGGAGGAGGTAAATTATTAACGGATAAAACATATTTAGATCGTATCGCCAAGGTAAGAAGAGCCGATACGGTTCCTTCTAAAATTAATCATATCAAGTTATTGTTAAAAGCCCCCGAGGTCAAACAAGTATTGGCAGCGGCTGCTAGATCATCCCTTCATGATCATCCTCCATATGATCATGAAGAGGAAGAAGAATAGTCCCCGCTAGCTCAGTCGGTAGAGCAAATGGCTGTTAACCATTGGGTCGGCGGTTCGAGCCCGTCGCGGGGAGCCATCCTTAGTCTTTTTGGGATGGCAAGAGCAAGCTGTTATGATGTTTTGCTAATTTAACTTCTTCATCATAGAGAAGAAAGTTAGGTCTATAAGTAGCTATCTTCTTTATTCTTTCTATTTCGTCAATATCCCATAAGAGATCTAAAAGATTTACCTCCTCTAACTCTCTATTTCTTTCAATCAATCCTTCCTCAGGATCTTTAAATATTTTCTCAATAGTCCATGCTATAATGTCGGTAATATTCCTTCTCTGTTTTCTCTTTAACAATTCCAAACCAAATTTTTGTTTTGGAGATATTCGAACCGTTAGAGATTCCGTAGATTTACAACCTTTTTTCTTTTTATATGTCATGTTTTAACCTTCAGTTGGATGTTTATAGTTTATTTTTGCACATATAGGTGCAAGAATAGATCTAAGACACCCCACACACCCGATTGCACTTCCCCCTCCGATTAAATATTCAGCTATTCCTAAATCAGGAGATACTAATGCTGTTGGTATAGCAATTGCTAGGCCCACAGGAATAGCGCCGAGAGCACCCCAATGAAGGATAGGGTTATATCTCTCTTCGCGCCCATGGAGGGTACGGGTAAAAATACAAGGTTTTGTGATCGCTCGTATAATACTTTTATGTGTATCTTCCATCCCGTTTTCATAGATTTCTTGAAATAATGGAGACATAGAATTGACCCAGTAAGGATCCATCTGACCTGTCTTGATATTAGTAACCACAGGTCCAAAGCAACTATCAAACCAATCAGGTAATTGTGGACCGCATCCACAACATTGATTGGAACTTGCTTGCACTTGTTGAACTTTGGTTGGCGTACTTCTATCCAAAGGTGTTGTCTCATCCATAGCATGGAGAGAGGTAAAAATTGTCATTATCCCTAATAGGGCTATCCTAGTTTTTTTCATATTATTTTTTCCTTTTCTTTAAATTTTTTCTTTTTTTAAATTGAACGACATTGTTCTCATATTTTTTAATAGGTGGTTCTTTAATTAATGTTTCATTCATTTCCCTTTCTTGTTTTTTCAGACGCAACCAATTGATAAGCGCTTCATCACGTCTTCTTTTTTCTCTTTTTATTTCTTCCCTCACTCCTTGAATGAGTTTATAAGTGCCCCAGATTGCAGGCGGTATCATCATCATGTAAATCATTTTCATTGGGTTATTCCTTTAGTTTGATGATATAAAGCATCTGCAAATTTTTCAGATCTATAATTCTTGGAAAAGAAATGAGGGCCTGATCGACTTGGATAAACCATTAAATGAATGATATGGGTATCCTTATGAGGGACGATACTCAATTTTGCGCTTACATGTGGATCAATAAAAGATTCAATTCTTTCAACAAGTCGTTGAGCGCATTTATAAGGGTCTATAATTCCTTCTACCGTTTTCAAATCAGGATGCATACCTAAAAAAATATGTCCTCCTTTTTTATTGGCAAATTCTACAACATGATCCATCATTTCACGTTCATTATAGATAAGATGATTTCTCTTATTGATATTACCAATAAATACCGCTTGCTTCCCTACATCTATGGTCTGCTGACCCACCCTCTGTATTTCAATAGAGATACGATCACTCATATTTGAACCTTTTCCTTTTGAACATCCCAGGCAGGTGCTTGCGCTAATTTAGCCAATTTATAGGAGTCATAAAACTCCATGAAATTTTTAATGATATTTTCCATCATCAAAATGTTTTTGGACTGGATTTTATGAAAGGCTGCGAAATCATTCATATCAATGTTGTATTCTTCACAAAGAAGACGCAGTTCTACGACTAATTTCTTCGATTTGTTTTCCTCATAATCATTTTCTTTGATGGTAGGTTTATTGGGATAAATACTTGTTGAATCTTTGACAAATTTTCCTTTCATATTGGAAAAATCTACGCCACTTAAGGCCATAGATTTAGATGGAGGCGAGTAAATAGTACCTCCTTTAGTGCCATCATCATCTTCTTGGGTGAGTCCAATCATGGCTGTTAATGAATAACGCCTTGCATAAGTAATGACAGAACCGAATGCTTGTATTTTATTTTTCATGTCAACCATATCCGCATGTAGCGGAAAAGAGGCTTTCATCCATTGTCCGCTCGTATGGAGAAGAAAGGTTGCTAAAATGGTTTGTCCTTCTTCTATAGTGACGATATGAGTCAACGCGAATCCATTATCCCGTAATGGTTCGCGTATGGCTTCCAAACATGTTGTTAAATCTGCATATTTGTGAGCATACCCTTTAGATTCTTTTGTTAATTTTGGTAAGCTGTTTTGCAGAGAACATAACGCCTTGACTAATTCATCTATTTTTTCACTCATAATAAACATAATATACCTTTTTGTTTGTTGACTTCAGGGTGACTATAAATAAGAAAAACCATATAATACAGTAGAAAAAATACTGAAAATTCAACTGGCTTTTTCTATTGGGAAAGGTATATATGAGAAAGAAACTTAATAAGAAAGAAATATGGCAAATTCAGTTAATAAAGTTGTTTTAATAGGATATATCGGCAGAAAACCAGAATCACGGGTGACTACTACAGGTCAAAAAGTAGTGAGCTTTTCCATGGCGACCAGTGAATCATGGAAGGATCGAAGTACGGGAGAGTACAAGACTAAGACAGAATGGCACAAAATTATCATTTTCAATCCCCTCCTTTGTACCATTGCTGAAAAGCACCTTAATAAAGGTTCTCGTATTTACGTTGAAGGAAAACTTCAGACAAGGGAGATCCAACCTGAAAATAATGGAAGTCAAAATTGGAAAAATAAAGATACGAAATATATTACGGAAATTGTCTTAAGCCAATTTAATGGTGAACTTGTTCTCTTAGATGCGAAGGACCCTAAAGTAGAATATAACAATATCTCCAATGTATCTTTAGAAAAAGATGATGTAGATCTTGGAGATGATGAAATCCCATTTTAAAAGGGAACCTGATTAAAAATAAAAATTAGGTTGTGGATAACTTTATGAGCTTGGAATATCTTTTCTTTATAGTGGCGTTTCTATGGGGAACTCTTCCCTTACTGATTCCTTTTTGTTTTGGGAGGTATCCAAAGTATGAAGAATAATTTTCTTTTCCCTATTGGTTTTTTAGTGATGTTAGCAGGAGCACTATTGCTTCCTGCTTATATGAAACCATCTTATAAAATGACTTTGATAAAATTGATAGGATGGGAAAAGTCAATCATGGGAGGGTTTGGTGTTACGGATATACGGAGTGTGATTGTAAGTACTTCCTCGACAGTGAAAGAGGGGATATTTTTGGGGATAAAAAGATGATTATTATTTAATCATCTTTTTTATTGAAATCTTTTAATGTGATTTTAATTCTTCCAGTTTTTTTTAATTGATGTTCCCCTTTCTTCCATACTTTCTTAAAAGATTCACTCATTCCTTCTATTTTATATTTTTTTTCTCCCATTAATTTTCTTAATTTTTTAGTTTTTTTTTCATATTCTTCAAGGGTGAGTTCAGGAATTCCAAGCGCTCTTCTTGTCAAATTTACATCTTTAAATGTCCACTTATTTTTCCTCAATCTTGCATCGATCAATGTATCATTCATTTTATATCTCTGTGATTTGAATGGGATATAAATCCTCCACCATACGTTTCTTGAGGATGTAAACTTGGGTTCTCATACCTTTAACATCCTCAAATGAGATATCTCCATTTTTCCAAAAGACGACAAAATCACAAACATATTTAGTATTTCCAGGTAAATGAAAAGGTGTTTGACGAAGAAAAAAAACAACCTCTCCATTTTTTTTAAGTAGGTTCAAATCCGCATAACGCTTAGCTTCTTTCTTCGATGAAAAATGAATCCCTTCTACTAATTGAGGAACATTTCTAAATTTATGTCTCATTTTTTCTTTCTTAAACCATTTAGCGCATGACGTAATTCTTCACAAGCCTTAGGTTGAGGAAAGCTCGTTTCATTTCCTTTTTCCTCCAATATCTCCACCATGGTTTTTAATTTCGCAATGGGCATCATACGTCGCCATTGATCTTGTTCATTCTCAAGAGCTAAATAAATCTCTCTTAAAAGATCCGCCATAACTTTAATGTTTGCTTGGCATTCATTCATAAAATTTTCCTAAAATTGTTGTTTTCCAAAGGATAGAAATAAATGATGTTTCCTTCTAGTTGAATTTTGAATGATTTTGCAATTTTTTTTATTTCTTAAATTTATGTAAAACTAAGAGATGTTTTTTCATTAACCAATTATGTTGAATGGCAAAGGAAATCACAAAAAAGCTTCTTACCATTGTACTGGAACAACACCCGTGGGTAAACTATATAGAGCTCTTGATCCTCATTCATTTGATGATCATTTCCTACGAATGGTCCACGGTATCCCTCCCATTGTTTTCAATGCGATACGTATGGATCCAAAGTACGTTTTCTTGTTTATCTCATTTAATAAAACCAACTCACCAATATATATCTAGATTCCTTTTTGTTTCCCTTTTTTCCTTTTCTAGCTTTCTCTTCTTCTTAATCCCTCAATGGGGAATGCCTCATATGTGTATTGTATGTTCATGGTTTTTTCCTCTTTATGGAACAATCATAAAGAGGAAAAAATAACAATCTAAATACATCCCTCAATATGATAAGGTAAAATATCATTCCCAAGAAAAGCATCTGATGGGACGTTCAAAGAAAATGGAAAGACTTCATTTAAAAGCGCGCAATTGGCCTGTCGTAGCTGAAAATGTAGGTATTCATGATCCTATGTTTAGACAAACCTTCGAGGAAAAACATTTAGCAACGTTACCGCAATCACGGGTTAAAGGAAGTGGACTTCAGAAAAAAGCTATTGATACATATGAGGAGAGAAGTCGTCAAGAAGCTAGACGGTCTCAACAAGTTCCCCTTCATTCTAATACTGTCGTAGGCATGAGCCCTTCTACAAGAAGACATTTGGAAAATACTTTACGAAGTCCACAAGGCCAAAGACAATTAAGCACAAGTGAGGTTTTTACTCTTCCTTTACCTGAAAGAGGATTTAGTACAGGATGGGGACCACATCGTGCGCAAGGAATAGATGTAACACGTTCTCATCTTAATATACTCGATCAACCGCAAGCCTTACGTGTATCAGGGGCACCCATACCTGGAAATCCACAGGCATATCAAGTTCAACATTTATCAGGTGTTATACCAGGTGCACGAGGATCTGTCCCAAAAGAACGTAGAGGGTATGGAGCTCCCATTAAATTTGATTCAGAGGATGATGATTGAGAATGTAGTGACGATCTTCCAAATGATACGCAAATATCCCTTGAAAAAAGGGTTTTTCTACTTTCCCATTCGTAAAATCCCATTGTCCCAAATGATAAAATGTTTGAGGTGGTTGACCTGCTACCTTTATTTCTACCTTCCATTGAGGAACTTCGTTAGCAAGTTTATTCTTAATATCTTCTAAATAAGTGTAGAACTCTAAAGCTGATACTTCTTCAAATTTAGTCATCGTGTATTATCCAAATTTAATCATTGTCTTTATTCCTTTTCTAAAATGCGTATGACATCTCTCATATTATCTGTGATGATATGTTCTGTGAGTCCATTATCTTTAATCTTTTCTTGATCCTTTTCCTGCGTCACAGATATACCAAATACCTGCTGTAAGATCATCTCATTTAATCCTTCATATTGGCCAATCGCTTTCTTAACTTGATAAGAAGAACTTCGAATGATTAATAAATCAAAAATAGCATCCGGTAACTTTAAAACCCTATAAGTGGGAAATTTACTTTGAACCATATCAACGATTTCATTTATTACATTTTCCTTATGAAAAGGATTGATAGTATGAATAGGAGGCTTAAATAAAACCATTGATAAATATATGTCTAATAATTACTATCTTCAAAAGAGATTATAAATAGGAAATACATTATGTCAACCTCTAAAACAGATAATGTTATTCGTGGGCGTTTTAAGTTATCTACACATGAAAAAATCCTTAGAAAATTAGTAAACAAAATTTTTAAATTTCCTCCTTATCATCTCGCTTTTTTTACAAAAAAAGAATTAGATAAACTAAAAGAACCTTTACTCGATCTTTTTCGTACAACCTTTAAAGATCACAAGATAAAGAGGATGAATATTATTACTCCAGCCATATGTCCCTCCTTTAGGAGAGTTGATGCTCGTTTTATTATATTAACGGATCTTGGATTATTTAGAGGAAATATTTACGGGGATTCTCGAGAGAATGAGCTTGTAAAAATGCCATTTGAATGTATGGAGTATATCCAAATCTCTCGCGATAAAAAAACTGAAACTGAAACTTATTCGATCGTGATGGCACCCGAATCACAAATCAAGAATTTTACAGTTACATATGATGTATATCATAAAGATTGTTTTATGTTTTTTAAAGCTTTTAACGCTGAGTTAATACGATATCAGACATTGCATAGTGAATAAGAATGATTTACTATATGGCATACATATACTCAAATAGAAATTGTCATGACAGATAATAAAGAATGGAAAGAAGAAGAAATTACAATAAACGACGTAGAAAGCGCAGATGCTGTTCTTTTATTGCGATTCTTTGATGAAAAGGAACCAGGAAAAATACGTACTCAATTCTCTTCTTATGAGAAGAAAAATAATCATGCACCAATTTCTTTTGTATATCTTGCGCTTGCTTATGATGCGATTGTCACTCAAATAAAAGAGGACGTCCAAAAGATGATAGAGGATGGTTCCCCTAAAGCTGAAAATGAGTTTATGTTATTTATGCACGTGATGCGGCAAAGTGGACAAAAGTTTATTGAATTAATGTTAAAAGCCGCTTCTAAAGGTTGGAGTATATCAATAGAAGATCCAAAATCTTCTATTATTCATTGAGATGATTTATGAAAGAAGAAGATATCCAAGCTATTAGGAATGTACTTAATAAAAATCAGGAAAGATTTGTTGAAAAATATAAAGATAATCCTGAGCGACCTCTCGATGGGAATTGGGTTATTAATTTAGATGGTTTACTTAATGGTTCACAAACAGGGCCGATGCCAGAAAAATTTTTGGCTTTAACTTTTGTACTGTTGAATATGTATGCAAAAACAAAATGCGATAGACTTTTCTATGCAGAAAACGATGCGTGTGCGTTCTTGCAATCCCTCATTTATTCTTCAATAGTTATGTATTTAAGTTTGTATAAAGATACAGATAAATAATGGCTCAAAGACTGGCTTTTAGAGATTGTATAGGGTGTAAGAATGGCTGAAAAAGCAACAAAAAAAGAACTAAAATTGATTAATAATTCTTTAAAGAAGGTAAAGAAAAGATTTAAGGATTCCTATAAAAAATACGAAGTGGGAGGAATCATAAACGTTGATCTAGAAACATTTGATGTGGAGGTACGTCAGGATTTATCATTGAAATATGTAGAGATCAAACGTCACTCTGTTGCTCTCCTTAATACTAAATATGGGATAAGTGCGTTTCTTTTTATATATCTTATTTTGATGAGGGAATGTGAAGGTTTGATGAAAGAAGAGGATGATGTGCCTAGGGAATGGTATATAAATAAAGATGCGAAGATACGTACGATTCTTGCAGAGATATGTGAAATATATCTGAAGATGCATAATTATATTGAAAAAGAGTAGGTGGTTGGTGATATGTCTGAAATTAAGATTGGTGATTATATACTTAAGATGGCTGAGAAGCCTGAGAAGGTAAGGAAGAAGAAGGGAAGACCTGTAGGTTTACCTAAGACACCTGGATCAGGGAGAACAAAGGGTACAGTGAATAAAGCTACTCTTTTGGAAAAAGGTCTATCCCCTGAGTTATGTAAAGAAGAGGACCATCTCAATATATCAAGGGAAGAGAAAATTAGAACAGTCATGGATGCTTTATGGAAGCAAGCTGTCTTTAAAGATAGTACCCAAGCTGCTCGTATATGGCATGACATGGATAATCAATACTATGGTCATGATTTAGATGAATTGAGGGCATTAGATCAATTGGATAGCTTTGATGGTATGGATGCCTTCTCTAGTATTGTTATTCGATGTGTCATTATGAATAAGTTAGCACCTGGAGCTGCTAATATGCTTATGGCTTTGTTAAAGGATAAGAAGATATTCAAAGAAGCAGCTTTAGAACCTATATTAGCTGAACTTATTAAGATGTCTGAAGATAAGAAGAAGATACTTACCTTTAATCACTCATCTCATTAGAAAGTTATCCTTTAATTCAACTTCTTATAGTATTCCTTTTGCCTTACCTTGAGGGGTAAGAGGCAAAAGGAATGAATAATATATGACAGAAGAAGAGAAAGCTTGGTGTAAAATTCATCACCATCTATTGGATGCAATTAGTGAGTATCGCAATAATATACACCATCTTAAGTACTATGCAGGTATGACGAATGTATTATCAGAAGATCTAATCAATAAGTTAGAGAAGATAATAAATAATAATGATGTTTATAGGGAAAAAGTCTTGAGCAATTCTAAGAAATTAAATGTTTTAAATGAGAAAGTAGAATCCTATAAAAAGAGTTTAACAAAAGTGGATGATCTTTTTGAGGATGAGCGGCAAGAACAAATTAAGTTAGTTGAGTTGTTAGACTTTCTTGTAAGTCTGGTTAAAGAGATGATTTCAAAGGAATAATCAATGGATATGGAAAATAAAATATATTCTGAATCCGTAGGATGGATAAGTGTAGACGAGCCTATACATATGTTATTTCCTACCTTTAGAAAAATTCCAATAGAAAGAAATGGTATAGATTTACGGATTATTAATTGTCTGAGGAATGAAGGATTTGAGACTATTAGAGACTTATTAAAGAAATATCCAAAGGAATTAGAAAAACAATTATGGACAACCTATAATTTTGGTCCAAAGAGTTTAGAACGATTAAAGGAAGTATTAGCGTTATATGGGTTTAATTTGGATATGAGATGGAAAATAAAAGAAAAACCAAAAAATAAATATATGGGTTCGCAATGAATATGGAAGAAAAAATAACCATCAAACGATATAAAGGTTATACGTCTTGGTGGGAGATTGTTGTGACTATTAATGATCTTCCTTCTGATTTAAATATTCTGTTCGTTTTGGAGGATAAGACCCTTTTATGGAGATTATTTGCAGACAGATTCTCTACTATTGAAGAACTGATGGAATATTTAGGAGATAGAAGTAATGGCATATTATATGGTCTTGTTGTAAATGCGTTAAAACTATTTTCTCCTGGTGAAGATGTCATTAAATATTATGTTTTGAAGGGAGTATGGTTAGATCTTCACCCCGAATACGAAAAAGAAGAAAATAAAAAAAAATTAGAGGTGGAAAAGCTTGTAAATAAATTAGAACAAATAATAAATAAAAAAGAAGACTGGGTGCAGTTTCATTCTGATTATGATAAAGAAACTAGAAAACAAAAAGAGGAATTAAAAGGAGAAAGAAGGAATATAGTCATTGGTGGAATGAAAGGGGAAGTGACGGAAAATAAGATATATTCGGAATCCTCAGGATGGGTAGGGATCGATGAACCTATTGGAATGCTATTTCCCATATATAGAGATCGTACACTACAAAAGAATCCTACTGATATACGAATTGTTAATTGTCTAAGGGACGACGGATTTGAGACGATTAGAGACTTACTCAAGAAAGATCCAAAGGAATTAGAAAAACAATTATGGTGGATGCCTAATTTTGGCAAGAAAAGTTTTGACCGATTAAATGAAGTATTAGAGTCATATGGATTTAAAAGGCAGATGGAATGGAGATGGCATGCAAGGCCTTACTGAAAAGATTAAAGAGAAAAAAAAGAAAGAACAAGTTCCTAAAGCTTTATCTCCTTCAAATGAAACAATCGCAAAGTTAATGATTGAAAAAGAATTAACTATATTGATTAAGAAACAGTTTGAGAATTTATCGAAGCTTTTATCCAAAGAAAATGAATGGGTAATAAGGGAGGCGGTTAATAAAGAACTAAAGGATTTGGTTACTAAACATATAACGAGTGATGCCATTAACATATGTAAGCCTGAACTTAAAAAGATTGAGAATATTGTAAACAAAGCTATTTCCAAGGAACTTCAAGAACTTGTCCGCAAACAAGTAAGAGAAGATTGGGTAAAAGATTTGATTAAGCAGAATGATACTTACCTGAAGATGAATCGGGATGAACAGTTTGATTTCATATGGTCAAGAGCTGTTCATAGAGCGATTAATAAAGAGAAAGAATCATGACTAAAATAAAAGCATACAAAAAGTTCGTGATTGATACCTTGACGCCTGAAGAAATTAGAAAACGTTCTTTGAAGTTTATTAAATTTCTTAATGAAAGGACTGAGTTTTATGAGAAAGAAGGAAATTACGATAGTCTTCTCAAATTATCTGGTTATTTGTTAGCTCTCAGTTCCGTTAAAAAAATAGAGCATATAAGTGATGAAAACATAAAAGAATGGCTATGTAATTTAATAGAATCTCTACGTGAAATACAACGATTACATTGGGGTAGGGATGATAAGGATGATAGTAATGAGAGTTTATTGATGGGGCACACCCACTCTAAAATTTGTTTTGCACTTAAGGAGATTTTAATAGAAGGGCATGAAGAAGAATATAATGATTGGATGGATTCTTCTGAAGAAGATGAAGAAGAGAGGATACTCACTTTAAAGAATATTAGAGCTACCTTTGCTTTCTCTTCTAGTGATATATGGGCTGATTCTAAGAAAAAAGAGAACGAAGAATGAGAGATTTAGATGATTCTTTTGAAACACTTTTTATACCTCGAAAGAAGTACTTAGATACTCGACTTATAGAGGCGATTAAAAAAGAAAATATTATAACAATAAGACAATTACTTTTGTTCCCTGGCTGGAAATTGATTGCACATCGTTATTTAGGTCCAAAAAGCGAGAGGCGTCTTCGAGATGTTTTAGGAAAATTTCCTTTTATTCCAGGTCCTCCTGCAGTTGTTAAAGTGACTGAGAAAAATCATTGGGTAGATTTTGATATTAAAACAGAATTATGAGAGATTTAAATTATTATGATCATTTGTCCGATGAATTTATTGAATGGTTAAAGAAAAATCCAGAAAGAATTGATCAAAGATCAACGGAGGATATATTAACCAACATTCGTTATTGGGAAGGGAATTTGGGAAGTTTACGTAGACATTTGATGGAAGAAATAGAGGATGATAAGAATTCTCATTTGATGAGATGTAGTTATGAAATGATTTTGAAAAAATATGATGAGATGCCTTCTTCTTTGCCCACATGGCAGCAACCTATGAAGGAAAGAGGTGTCAGCGATACTATTAATACAGTAAATATCACGGGAATTTGAGAACGAAGAATGAGAGAAAAAGAATTTAGATCCTTATGGGATAGTTATAATGGAGATGTGAATTTTGGAAAGGCGTTGAGTGCATTTGAAAATGTTAAAAACGATCCTAATTTTTGCGATGAATATATCCAATGGATTCATGAACAATTTTACCTTACGAAAGCAGAAAATGATCATTTAAATAGTATTATGCGAGAGATCCAAGGTTCTTCATCCATCTACAAACATAAATGGCAGACTTTAAATTATTTTCTATTTTTTTTAAAAAAAGAGATTCACAAGTTAGTGGAAAAAATAGAAAAACTCCACGAAACAAAAAAAAGAATGAGAAAAAAAACTCTTATACAATCTTTGAAATTTGGAATAGAAGAAATCATTGGGGAGAAACCTGAGGAGCCAAATCCAGATAATTTTGATCCCATGCTTGATTATTTAGAAGATTTTGTGAGAGAGAAGAACAAGGAGCGTGAAAATGAAATACACAATAACGACTGATAATAAAGAAAAGATAAATCTTTATTTAATATCTCCTCATTCAATAGAAAAGCCCCCTGACATGGATGAAGAAGAGTTCAAAATGATAGAAGATTTTAGAAAAATGTTAATGGAGCGATTAAATGAAATACACAATAGCGACTGATGATAAAAAAGAAATGAAACTCTATTTGGCAGCTTCTGATTTAAAAGGAGTGGTTGAATGTTTTTTGGAACATTTAAAATCAATTTTAAAACATGCTGATTTGGACGAGAAAGAACGCGAAAGAATAGACAATATTGAGGATTATTTAATTGATGCATTAACTGATATAGATTATTTTTGATTAGAGAATGGTTGATAGTTCAAAAACTCCGCGTGTATGATTATTCCAGTATGTCAATCATTCTCTATATTTGAGTTTTTCATCTTCCCTTAGACAATTTAAAAAGATTCGAGAACTAGAGACTCACACCGTTCCACTCTTATCTGAGGAATGGCAAGTCATTAAAGAAGACTGTGAAGAGTCATTCTATGAGTTCGTTAAACATGCTTGGAAAGTTTTAGAGAATAGAGAATTCATTGATGGTTGGCATGTTCAAGTTCTTTGTGAACACTTAGAGGCCCTCTATTACATTGATATAAGAAAACTCCTTATTAACCTTCCTCCACGTACAGGAAAGTCCAATATCATTAGTGTACTCTTTCCTGCCTGGTGTTGGGTTAAACAACCAGAACTACGCTTCTTATATACGTCGTATGCGCAAACACTATCTGTAAGGGATAGTGTTGCGTGTAGACGTCTTATTACCTCTGATTGGTATAAGTTTCTGTGGGGAGATAAATTTAGCCTCATGTCCGATGTAAATAACAAATTACGTTTTGATAACAACAAAGCGGGTTATCGTATTGCCAGTTCTACAGGTGGTACAAACACTGGATTGGGTGGAGACTTTATTTTAGCTGATGACCCCAATAATGTGAAAGACGTAGAAAGCGATGTGATTCGTACGGGTATCAATGAATGGTGGGATTATGTTATGTCAACTCGTGTCTGTAACTTTAAGACATCAAGGTGGGTTGTAGCACAACAAAGAACACATACATTGGATTTATCAGGGCACATCTTATCGAAAGAATTGGATGATTGGATTCATTTATGTCTCCCTATGGAATTTGAATCAACGAGACGATGTACAACCATTCCTCTCGTTAATGATGATTTCGTATGGAAAGATCCGAGAGAAAAGGAAGGGGATTTATTGTGGCCAGACGGAATAGGAGATACTGAACTTAAGAATCTAAAGGCTGACTTTAACTATGACTCTTATAGGATTTCGGGACAACTACAACAAAGGCCAAGTCCTGAAGGAGGAGGTATCATTCAAAAGGATTGGTTTAAATGGTGGAAAGAACCTGATTACCCAGACTTCGAATATATTCTTCAAAGCTGGGATACTGCTTTAACCAGTAACGTCACCAGTTGTTATAGTGCCTGTACCACCTGGGGAGTCTTTGATGATAATGGTATTAAGAATCTTATGTTACTGAGTGTATTTCGGGAGAAATTAGAATACCCAGAATTACGTAAGATGGCAGTACGTCTCTATAACAACTATGAAGATACTCTTATTGATGATCCTATAGTGGGATTCAATAAACCACATCACATTTTGATTGAACAAAAGGTGAGTGGTTATTCTCTTTTACAGGATTTAATGGCTACCAATATTCCTGTATTAAAGTTCAATCCTAATCCCTATGGAAATAAACTAGGACGCTGTCGCTTGGTAACTCATTTAATGGAAAATGGTTTAGTATGGTTACCTACCGTCACGCCTAATTGTCGTTATCTAACTGAAGAAGCCCAGATCTTCTTAGAGGCGGCTTCTTTGTTTCCCAATGATGCCAGCAATGATATTATTGATAGTACAAGCCAAGCCTTTATACGATTAACCAGTTCTGGATGGCTAATGAATAAAGAAGATCCAAGAGACGCTCCTCAAGAAGAAGCCTGGAAGAAAACTAAACGCCCATATTATTAAAGATAATATTATGACCACTTCCTATATGAATGAAATTGAAACTTATCCTTTTATTTCCAATAAGGAATGGGACCAAATTGAACCTCACTTTAAAGATTTTAAATGTGTTCTTAAAGGAAAGTATCAATTTGAAAATCGAGAATTACTTAATGGGGTTATATGGCATGATTATTGCCACTCCTATTCAGTCTGGATGGGTAGTGCTGGAAAGGGAAAACCTAAAGGATATCATTTGTCTAAATTTTGTTTAGATATCGTAAAAAATAATATTTGGGAAAAAATAAAAGAAATTTTATTGGATAGAACAATAGATATGGATCGATTGGATCGATTAGTTAATTACGGTCTTTATTTAAAGGTAAGGGAATATAATTTTATTTTTCAAGAAGATATAGAAAAGGAATTGAAGAAAGATCAATTAAGAAAAATTTTAGATCTTTCTTATGAGGAAGTAAACTCACAACGATTTATCCGAAAAAGAATTGCAGAACTTTTTTGTGAAAAATTGTCTAAAGAAGAAATTATCCAATTTTTAATTTAGGAAAAAATCTGATTAAACCTTTTATTATAACACGTAAATTTGCACTTAAAACCGGATTCATTCACATAAAACCGATTTTCAAAAATGAAAATCGCCTTAGATTGATCATTTTCTTACGTAAAAACCGCAATAAACCTAAACTTTTTCTTTAAAAATGATCAATCTTACTTATCAGTAGCTAAGCCTGAGTGAGATTGATCAACAAATTTGTAAATTTACCTAATAAGTTTTGTAAATTTACTTACTGATGTAAGATAAGAAAAGTTATCGTCATTTCTTATCTTCATGGCCGACAATCCTTATATTGATCAGTATCAACCTCCATTAGCTGGTATTCCACAATTACCACCTCCAGGGAATCCTGAAGAGGGTCAACCTTATGAAAGTATGCATGGAGACACCCGTTTATTACAATTTCCTGATGGAAGTGCAGCTATTGGAGAAGATCCGCAAGCCCTTTCTAATCATGAAATGATGAATGAAGAAGATCATTATCAAAATATAGCCAAGGTATTACCTGAACAGGACGTTAGACAGTTAGGATTTGAGCTTAAGAATGCTGTTGAAGAAGATATACAGAGCCAAGAATCTTATTTTGAGGCGATTGCCAATGCTATTCGGCTCTTAGGGCTAGATATTGAAGGAACCAATGAAAAAGAAGACCTTCCTTTTGAAGGAGCAACAGGGATTTGCTCTACAGCTTTATTTGAATCTCTCTTGGATATGTTGGCGACAGCTACATCAAGTTTGTACCCTCCGACCGGTATGGTTGATACGGTCGTACAAGGAGAATCTACCCAAGAATTATTGGATAGAGCCTATAGGAAGAAGCTCTTTTTTAATTATTATCTTACACAAGTCGCAAAAGAATATAAGAAAGATGCCCGACGAGCTTTATCGTGGGCCATTTTAGCTGGTTCTTGTTACAAGAAGGTCTATATAGATCCGCTGTTACAAAGACCGGTTGCACAATTCATTAGACCTGAAGATTTTATAATTCATTCCCATCATGCGACACATTTAACGGCCATGAGAAAGACTCATATTATTCGAATGGGTCAAAAAGATCTGAAATTACGTATTATGTCGGGGCGATATAGAGATGAAACTAATCTCATTAAAGAAGATCAATATCGGGCAGACGTTCCAGAGATTCAAGACGCTCTTAATGAAACCATGGGTATTGATTTAACGCATACAGGACGATATGGCGATGAAGAATATCTACTTTATGAGATTCATTGTGAACATTATCTCGAATCAGACCCTAAAGCGCCCCCTTATGATCTCCCTATGCCTTATATCGTTACCATTGATGCGAAGAGTGGCTATGTTTTAGATATTTGTCGCAATTGGGATCCTCAAGATGTTCTTCGTAAGAAAAAGGAGTACTTTGTTAATTATTCTCTCTTACCAAGTTTAGAGGGAGAAGGATATGGATTAACCCATTATGCCGGTAGATTGTCTGAAGCAGCTACCATGATTAAAAGGCAGCTCATTAATACAGGAACTTATGCTAACTTTCCTGGTGGTTTGTATGCTGCTGGTATACGTGTTGAGAACAATAACTTAAGACCTGCTCCTGGTGAATTTGTACCTGTACAAACAGGGGGACTTGCCATTGATCAAGTCATATCTCCTCTTCCCTATAAGGAACCTTCTCCAACACTTGGAGCTTTACTGACGCAAATTGAAGATAGTATCAAAAGACCCTCTGCTATTATCAATCAAAAGGTAGCCGAGATGACGCCTCAAGCTCCTATGGGATCAGTTCTTGCCATGTTAGAGAGCTTACAAAAGGTTCCGAATGCTATTTTGGAAGGCTTTCATGAATCCTTTAGTCATGAATTGATGTTATTCAATGACAGGTTTGCCGAATGGTTGCCTCCTAATGTTCCTTATCCTTTTAAGGTTCCTGGTGGAGAACATCAAATCATGAAAACAGATTTTGATGATGATATTTTGGTAACGCCTGCATCGAATCCTGCCTTACAGAACAGTAGTTTTAGATTCATGCAATCAGAAATTATTCTAAATCAAGCAAGACAAGGTGCGGATATTCATAACATGCGTTTTGCTTATGAATATTTTTATAAGAACTTAGGTCTATCTCCTGAAGAGATCAAAGAATTAATTCCTTCTCCTCAAGAAAATCCTCCTCCTTTCAGTGGAGATCCTGTAACAGAGAATACGTATTTAATGACTAACAAACCTGTACAGGCAACCCTTACACAAGATCATGCTGCACATATGATGGTTCACCAGTTGATATTAGCGAATCCTAATACAACCCCTGAAGTTGGAGCAGCTACAAAAGCGCATTTACAAGAGCATGAGGCACAACAATTCTTAGTTGATATGCAAGCACGTCTTGGCTTTCAATTACCTCCGGATGCTTCTCAGATTCCACCTGAAATGCAAAACCAAATTGCTGTTATGGCTTCTCAAGTGGCGCAACAAAAAATGCAAGAGCAACAAGCACAACAACCACCACCTCCCATGGATCCTGTATTGGCAACGGTGGAAATTGAGAAAATGAAGATTGATCAAAAACGTGAAACAGATACACAAAAACTAGCGAATGATGCTCAAAAATTGTCCATGGATAGAGAAAATGAACAAACTAAATTAATGATTGAGCAGATGCGTTTGCAATTAGAGGAAGACAAAATAAAGGGTGGGATGGATATAGAAACCATGAAAATTCAACAAAAACAAGAAGCCGATGCGATGAAGTTCTCATTAGAGGAGAAAACGAAAGAAGTTGAATACATGAAGGCACAAAATATGCAATTATATAAGCAGCTAGAAGAAGTTGTGAAACACCTTGATCTAGTTAAAGAAGAATCGATATCGAACAATGTCCCTCTCCCAGTTGAGGGGATAGAATAACCATTAACAAGGAGAGAATCAATGTCTCATAAATCAGGTTCTCCAGCTCACATATTAATGAGTCATGGAGGTCATCAAGTACACGGTGCAGCTCACGACACCTTTAGGACTGCAAAATGCGGAAAATATGCTACAGGTGGGCATGTTGAAGATGAAAAAATGAAAAGAGGGGGTCGGCGTCATCACCGCGGACGTCATCATAACCCACATACAGGTCACTCACAATATTGGGGAATGAGTGATATCATGGGCGGTCTCAATAAAGCAAAAGATATTGCTAGAGGTGGTTTGGATATGGCGAATAAATTTGCTCCGTTGGCTGGTCAATTTTTACCTGAAAATGTAAGTGGTAAACTAAATCAAGGGTTAAATATGGCTAATAAAGCCAATAATACCGCCAAGATGTTTGGTTTTGCTGAAGGTGGTCATGTTAATCATGGAACCGGTCATCCACAATATTGGGGATTTAGCGATTTCATGAGTGGACTCAACAAAGCCAAAGATGCTGCTAGAACTGGATTGGACATAGTTAATCAGCATGCCCCCATTCTCCATTCTCTTTTACCTGAAACTGTAAGCAATAAAGTTAATCAGGGATTAAATATGGCTAATAAAGCTAATAATGCAGCTCAAATGATGGGATTTGCCGAGGGTGGCCATGTTAATCCGCACAGTGGCCATCCTGGTTATGGTCTTTTAGGTAGTATTTTAGGTGGAGGATTAGGTCACTTACTTCCATTTGCTGAAGGTGGTCATGTTAATCATATGAGTGGTCATCCAGCTTATGGGATGTTATCCGGTTTGTTATCTAGTTTCTTACCTTTTGCTGAAGGTGGAACAGTTCCTATTGAAGGACAGGCACGTGGAAATGCGAGCGGTGGAATGATGAGACCTATGGGTGGAAGTGCTATTGATAGTGATAATCGTGGTTCAGCTGGTGGAGAGCATTATGCTGACGGTGGACAGACTATGTCGACTCCTCAATATTGGGGTCAATATTTCCGCGATCATCCAGGGGCAGCGAGCCAAAAGGCAATGCGTCGTGGTGGTCGTCGCCATTCAAAACATCACAATCCACACACAGGTCATCCTCAGTACTTTGGTTTTGGTGATTTCCTTAATGGCATTAAGGATGTTGCAGACACTGTAAGTCATGTTGGAGGTACAATAGCTGGTCCCCTTATGCATATGATGCCAGGTGGACTTCCTTTTGCTGAGGGTGGTCACGTAGAGCAGGAGCCTAAAATGCGTCTTGGTGGTCGTCGTCGCCATCACATGCATAGAGCCATGGGTGGTGCTGGTAAAACTCGAAAACACTATCCTAATACCTAAGAATAGGTTAATATTTAAATGTGAATTTTAATTGTTCTCATTGATTTCACATTCCTTTATAAGAAATGCGAAGGTTTTTAAAAGTTTCCTTCGCATTTTTTTTATCTATTTATTTGTAAATATACAAAAAGATATTTGTAATTTTACAGCGATTCCTTACAATGAGATATACAAAGAAAAATATATCAAAAAGGAATCAAGATTATGGATTCAGAAGCGTTTGCCCAATTTTTAAAAGTGAAATTAATTGATGCAGTTAAGCCTGTAGAGAACAATATTTTAAATTTAGTATCTCAAGGTATTGATCAAAATACGATGAATCTTTCCAGGCTTGCTGGTTATAGAGACATGATGATCGAACTTCTTAATAAATTAGATCCTCTTTTAAGAGACTTCCACGATGCAAAAGCTGCTGCTTAAGATCTGTGATTTTTTAAAAGCATTTATAAAGAAGATATTAGAAATATTAAGGATTGATTAATGACATCATTTTGTTTTGCCCAAGTGGGGATTGACCCCGAAGTTTTAGGTTATCAAGTATTATTAAAATCTCCCAAATTAGAGGAGAAGACACGAGGTGGAATCATCCGCCCTGATTCAATCATTGAAGAACAAAAGAGACGCCAGAACATAGGATTAATCTTAAAGATAGGACCTACTGCCTTTAAGGATAAATGTTCTGATCGTAAGTGCGAAGTAGGAGACTGGGTTTCTTATTCCAACTTTGAAAGAAGTCCGGAATATGTAGGAGAGCATGTTCTCTATTATGTGAGTGATGCACACATCTTGGCACGTTATTCACAAGAAGATGTTAGTAAAATATTGGAGCACATTAGATGACAGATGATGAGAATGTATTGCCTGGTTATTCTCCTCCTGACTTTGGAAGTGAGGAAGTAGATATACCTCAAGAAGAATCTTCAGAAGAAGAAATGTCTTTAGAAGGACAAGAAGAAAGAGAAGAAGCACCTGAAGGAAAACGCAGACGAAAGCATTCTGGGGAAAGACGTCTTGATCGTGTCCTCATGGAAAAGGGTACACTTCAGCAGGAAAATACATTCTTAGCTCAACAAAATCAGCAACAACTTGATCTGATTAGAGAGCAAGAACGTCGATTAAAATCGTTTGAAGAGAAGCTTTTCAAAAAGGATGAAGAAGCTAATCAATATTATGAAACAAGTTTAGATGCGTATGAAGAGAGTCTCACGGATGCTTTGATAAGAGCTAAAGAAGATGGGGATACACATAGAGAGGTTAAGCTTATCAATGAGCTTGCTGATGTTAAAGCTAAGAAGAATACCAACAAATTAGCACAGTATCAAAAGTATGAGAGAGAAGCTCAACGCGTAGAACAAGAAGAATATATACCTATTGAAAAGCCTATAGTCTCTCCCGAGCCTTCTTCTTCGGTTAATGAGCATTATCAAGATTGGGTAGATGAGAATCCTTGGTATAACACAAGTACTAGGTTGAGAGCAGAAGCAGATAAGATTGGTCAAGATTTAGCTGATCAATATGCTTTTAATAATGAAGCTCATTTAATTGGAACACCGGAATTTTATCAACATATTACGGAGACTATGAGTTCTCAATATCGACGTCAACGGCCTGCAAATGATATAAATCATGATGTCAATGAAGTTGAAGATCAATCTTATAATAATCCATCACCGCCACATTGGTCTCGTCCCACTGTAGCACCTGTGAGTCATCAAAAAGGAACAAATATGGCTAATCAATATGTACAAGATAGAGGGGCTACAACTCCTTTACGCACACTTTCTAAAGAAGAATTTGCAATAGCGCGTCACTTACCAGTAAGGAAACGTGGAGAGAATGAAATCGATTTAGTTAAAAGATATACAACTGGTAAAAATTACCCAAGAAGTCCTTTAGCAGGTGGCACACCTTATCGTCTAACTATTATTTAAGGAGAAAGTACATGAGTGGAAGAGCTGATAGATCCATTAGAGCTGATCGCCCCATAGAGCGTAATGTTGAAAGAGAAGCTGTAAGTTTGGGAGAAGATAGTGCTTTCAATTTACCCCAAGCATTTTTAGCGAAGTATCCTGACAAGAGTTTTTGCTATGTTCCCTATATATGTGGGGGTGTTCAATTAGTGGACGATTATTATGATGCTGTGCATAAAAGAAAATTTGAACCTGTATTGACGAATAACTTCCAGGAATTATCTAGAAGATTGCCTCATAGCCCTTTTCCTGAAAAAGAAGATGATGGACTTGTGAAAGTAAAAGGACAGGTTCTTATGGTAAGAGAGTTAGAGGATAAGAAAGCTGAAGATAGGCGTTATGATGAATATAATATGCGCCAAGAACAGATTAAGGCTTTACATACAATGAACCCACAGAATCCTACTCTTTTACAAGATGAGAGAAGATGGCAGCCAACGGGATGATGACAGTGATTGTATCATTAGTATTGATTATAGGATGTATTATCGCAGCGACAATTATCTATGGTTTTAGAAAAATGGAATAGATGCCATGACAGAAGAACAATTACGTTTAGAGGCTCTTAAACTCGCTTATGAAGTTTCCTTTAAGACGGATGAATTAAGTAAACATAAAACGCCTGAACAAAGGTATGAAGCATTAATGGATATCTTTAAGTTGGCGAAGGTTAATTATTTTTTTATGAAAAGCCAAGATGTTCAGTTAGAGAGTTTATTTAAATAACACTTTCTTAACGGGGTTTTTCTTGGCATCATTTTTTTTCACAACTTTCTTAGGAGACGCTTTTTTCTTAATGGGTCTCAAAAACAATTGATGATTCCTATAAATAGGAAGAAAGCCAATAATATCATTCCAATGAGGATAGAGAAGCTTATAACGATAAAATGGTATTTTACCCTTTAAATACCATGGATAATAATCAAAAGGCGAGAATGTATAGATATTCAAATTAATAGATGGATTCGAAGAAGCATTCGAAGAAACAGGACCATGAGGAATAACATTGGGTTGGGGTCCCCCCGTCATAACCGGTAATGAAATGGGAATGTCTTGTTGAGTTGGTTGACTCGTAAAGGACAACCTCCGACGTGCACTTGTTGCAGGGGTAGATGGAAGACTTGTTGCATAGAGTGCCTGTAGTGCACATAAAAAGATTAATAAAATTTTCATCTGACTAGATCTCTTACTAATTCCATATCTCTTATAAAAGGATCCATACATAGTTGATGGACCATATTAGCTATACAATCCGTATCACATATATTGGAAGGCTCATCAAATAAACACCGACATACTTTAGGTGACTTCCAAACACGACTGAGCGGTCTTGGATAGCCTGGAGAAAGTGGTTTAGGATCAGGCGTAGATTCCGTTTCAATCATTATCTGTAGGCGCGGTGAAAAACAATCTTTGATAGGCATATCAATATCAAAAGAACTCGAGCCATAGACCGATCCTATGAATAGGCCTAAAAATGCCAAATATAATATTTTATCCAATTTCAAAAATTTCATATTTCTTTCCGTCAATAATTTCATATTTTCTTTCCTCCTGTGGAACGACAGATTTTTCCTTGTCCTTAGACTGAAGGAAAAATCGTAAATCTTCTCTTTCCTGCATAAAAGGATAACGTTTATTTTCAAGCGTGTCGGCTACAAAATGACTCGGTGTTGTAAAATAAACATTTTTCCCGTCTCGTGTGTATTCTCCTCGATGAAACCAAGAATAATATTCTTCCGGTCCTACCAAAAGAAGGATATGACGACGTATTTTCTTCAATTCTTCATCTTCCTGGAGAAGTCTAATGAGCGATTCCATCTGGAATTGAGTAACTGCATTTCCACTAGCAGGACTCGTTTCATTTTTTTTCGCCATTTCGGCCTCCCTGACGACCCCAAATTCACCGCGCTGGATACGATCTATGGTTCCCCATTTGAGTGCCCAGGAAAGCGATAGTTGAAAGTTCTCACCCATTAGGTATGAACTCGATCTGATTTTTTGGCAATAGAATTTCCAATTGTTCAAATCTTCACCAAATTTATGCCTAAAGGCTGATAGCAAAAAGGTTTCCGTTTGGTGATCCAAAAACTCATGAGCCTTTTCCTCCAGGTTTTCTTTCCAAATTTTAAACATCTCCGCGGTGGGAGAAGAGATATCAACATTTTCAGGGCCGTTTTGAAGCGAAGCGCGAGGCTCAAACCCCTCGCGCGCGCGCGCGGATATATAACCTCTAGTTATTTTTTTTAATTTATTAAAAAAATAACTAGAGTTATTAATAATATTTTGGGGGTCATCTATGTAATTGATTACATCAGAATGATGCAATGTAGTGTCATTTGTATCCGTTGCTACGACTTCGTTTGAAGGTTCCTCGGTTTTTTCTTCTACTGGTAATTCTTCTTGAGAGGATTCATTATCTCCCACGAGTTGTTGGAGCATTTCATAATCAATGGAATAATAATTAACGCGATGCCATTTTCCAAATTTACGCACCAATAAAATTTTAAGATCTCTGAGCTTTTTAATAATTCTTTGTGTTTGTGGTTTGCTTAAGGAAATTTGATTGCCGAATTCTTCAGCAGAGTTAAAAATCCAATGTCTATCTTCCCGCCAAACCCCTAATTTTGGCTTTTTAAGCCAATAATCTAATTGGGATATGAATTGAGCACTTGATCTTCCAAATTTTTTAACAACTTGTGGTTGACAACATAGTAGACGATCGTTTTTAATAATGATAGCGGATGTCATAAGGTTTCCTTAGGTTTCCTTTCATGTGATTCCCTTTATCTCTATGGACAAATAGTCACGTCATCCGCTATTAAATTCAAGATAAATTTTCATAAAAATTAGAAAAAATTTTATTGATTCCCCTTACAGGCGAAAGTTATAATTAATTTAAAGAGATTCCTTGGATTAAAAGCCTTTTAGGTAATGTAATTTTCTTTCAAGTTGAATTTCTGCCGTTTTTTCTATTGGACATGCATAGTAAGAAACGAGTATACGAGCCATGTCTTCCGTGAGAAGCTTAAGATTTGCCTTTTCGCGTAGCGCCTTTCCAGTAATGATGTGGCGTCCCCAAATCTAGTAATAATTCAAAATTCATTATTAATGTAATAGGAGTAAATATGTCTTATGGACAAGATTTACCATGGGGATTACAGCCGACCCGTTCTTTGGGTGCATCCACATGGAATGGGCAAGTAAATTCTTACTTAATTAAATCCGGTTATACCAACAATATTTTTAAAGGTGATCCTGTTGTCGTAGCAGGTGCCAATGATGCCGGTGGAACATTTACAGGGTATTTAATCAGCATCTATGATGTTGCGGCAAATGCCTTTAATACTGCTGCCACTTTTGGTATTTTTGATGGATGTGCTTATATCACCGATACCGCTAATAACCCGATAGATCCAGCTTCCCCTGGGCGTCAATTTTGGCCAAATGGGACAAGGACACTCAATGGTGTTCCGGCTATAGGATATGTGGTGGATGACCCTAATACGGTATTCAATGTTCAATCTCATAACAATCCTGGTATTAAACAAGAAAATGTAGGAGCGGGTGCCACTTATTTTATCCCTATTATTCCAACAACGACTCTTGTGGATGGCAATACCATTACAGGAACTTCCAAAGTTTCTATTCAGAATCCTGCACGAAATGTAGCCAATACGAATGTCATCATTGTAGGCCTTGTACCATCACCACCCAATCCATCTATAGATGGAGCTGCTTTTAACAACGCCGAGGTATTGATTCAAAACCATCAGTACACTCAACGGGCTGCTATTCGTACATAAGGAGAATCAATCATGTTAATAAATCGCTCAGCGTTTCCCTCACTCCTAAGGCCAGGTTTGGCCGATGTCTTTGGAGATTGGAATACTTTTCCGGCCCTTTGGAAAGATGTCTTTAAGACTTTAAGATCTGATAAGGCTGTTGAATACGAACTCGAAATGCAGGGTCTCGGTATTGCTCAGTTAAAATCTGATGGTGCACCGACTTCCCAAAGTTATATGCAACAGGGTTATCAAACTTCTTTCGTACACCAATACTATTCAACAAGCTTTGTGATCACTCGTGCAGCTATTTTGGATAACTTGTACCAAAGTCAGTTCCCTCAACAGGCTATGCAGCTAAGAAACAGCTTAGACACATTAAAGAACATCAATGCGATGTATATCTTTAATAATGCATTCAATAATAATTCAACGGTCAGTGATGGTCAGCCACTTTGTAGCACACAACATCCTATCTCGACTGGTTTTCTCGCGAACACATTTAGTAACGGTGTTGGGTTTACTGAATCAGCTGTAGAAGATGCCATTACGATTATCCGTTCCTGGTTAAACTTAGCTGGTTTGCAGATCAACTATCACTCCATTAAAGCACTTGTTCCACAAAAACAGGCTTTCAATGCAGCGCGTATCTTTAAATCAGAGTATCAAACAGGAACAGCGAATAACGATATTAATGCCATCGTTCATGATAAGTACATGCCTGGTGGATATATTGTTAACCAATTTATCAACAATGGTAATTCCTGGTTTATCTTAACCGATTGCGATGGTTTCAGATATTACCAACGTGAAAACCTTGATATTGACTTCATTACAGATGTTGTCACTGACAACGTGACCGTAAGAGCATTGGAACGTTATAGCTTTGGTTGTAGAAACTGGCGTGCGGTTTTTGGTTCTGTCGGCGCCTAAATTAATTAAAAGGAGATTCGATCATGGTACAACCTTTTCAAGTGCCTTTTAATATTCCGAAAGGAACAGCTGTTGCAGATGGTTATAGGATTGCTCCCCCGTTTAATACGTTGGGGCAAACCGGTGTAGATATAAATGGTCTCATACTTTCTGGTTCTTCCTATAATAATGTAGGACCAGGAATGCCTATGACTCCATTAGCCACATGGAATTTTACGCCTTATCCCACAACAGCTGGTAATGTAGCTAATCCTGTACCGGCTGTCGTAGTAGGTCCTTCTTGGTTAACACTTGCAGGTGATAATGCAGCTACTACCTTAACAGCATCGGGGGTAAGTGAGATATTCCCTACCGGAGCGCCTAATACTCATTACCTTCAGTTTGATTGGCCACGTGTTCCATGTATCACCATTGGTGGTGGTGTATTGCCTGGAGCCGTCAATGTTACTTTCTTTGGAATAGATTATTATGGTTTTCCGCTCCAACATACGGTGACCATTCCAGGAGCAGATTATAGTGTTAATATGGGTACTTTCCCAGGACCTGTATTTCAGAATCCTACCCTTGGTCCTCCAACCCCTCTTACACCTGCTGGAAGAGTGCCTCAAAAGGCATTTTACAGATTAACAGGTGTCTATTTCAATGGAACAAGTGGTACTGCTGAAATTCAATGTCAGGTCAGTAATACTTTTGGTCTTCCTTTTGTTGCAAAAAGTTATCTTGATATGACGGCCATAGGATGGGGATCAAATGGACAAACATTTAATATGTTGGTTCAAAGTGGAGAAGCAACATTAGCTGCAGGAACAGTCAACGTAAGATCACCAGCAGCTTTGGGGATATTTTTTGGAGCAGCTGGATTTGATGCAACGACACCTCTAACATTAGCTCACTTCAATGCGGCAACTGTTGCGGCTAATACGGGTGTTTTATATCCTGAGAATGCTGTTTTATCTTCTCCAACCCAAGGAATCGGTCAGTTTTCTATTACATCTACGAATGGCGCTGATGATAGTAAAGTAAGTTGGTCCCTCATCAATGGTGGAGCTGCTATATTTTCACCAGCCGATTTAAGACCGCCAACTTCCATTGATACAACTGTGTATCCTATACAAGGAGCTGCCACAGGAGATGTGCGGGGTCTTATAGAATTGCCTTATATAGGTGAAACATGGGCGCCTCCTCCTGATGGACAATCTCAATGTATTGTGAGTTGGTATTGTGAAGGATTTGATGAGCAGTTGAATATATTGAATGCGGGTGCTCAACCTCAATTCAATGGTGTTCCTAATCCACCGAGTGCTAACAATATCGTTCCACCCAATATTTATACACAAAAGATTGTTGTGAATACAGTACCTACGCCATTTACCATCAATACACTTTATGGTGTTCAACAGTACTACACTGGAGTTCCTGCTTAATGAGCATTACTAGTCAGATCTTTTGGCCATCTTTTAATGATAATGTGGCTACTATTGCGCCCTTACAGACTGTAGGGGCCGATCTGACTGTTAAGATTCGATCCAATCAACCAAACCAACCGAATGTTTCTGTGAATGATAGTGGTGTTTACTATTATAATTCCATGTTACGTACGGTGAGCATCAACAGTGTTCATAATTGGGCTGCTACTAATTTTTTTATTACGGGGTTAAGTGCTCCAGTTGATGGTAATGGAAATCCTAGTGAAACATTGAGCGTATTTACGGAAACTATTCCTGGCCCTAATCCAGCCCCTAGTGAAACCGCACGTGTTTATGCACGCATTGATTCTATTACGACCAGCACACCTATTCCAGATCCTTTTCCCATATCGGTAGGTTTTGGAACGCATGGTATAACGGCGTACACTTTCTTGAATATGGATGTCTCACCACCCCAACATTGGGCTTTTCAAGGGCAACCTATTAATGCAGCTGCAGGTTTTCGTTATACCTTTTATGGCTCTTTAACGGTTCCAGAAATCATTAATACACAGTATGGAAATCTAACGCCTTTTCCTCATCCCATCCCATCTTTTCCTTTGTTAGCGGCTCCTGCTTCAGTTCTTAACACTCTTATAAGTAATCTTAGTGGACAAGCAAACTTATCCCTTTATCCTTTTATTCGTCTCGGTTGGGCGAATATTAATGATAGTGGGGGTGACGGTAATGCTTCTTTCTATTACACATTTTATCAACAGGGGATTGCAAGATGAGTGTTAGAAAATTAAGACGCCGCGGTGGTTTTAGAAACCTTTCTGGATCTACTACACATCACACATTACAAACGGAACCATCTTTTAAAGCTTTACATGCAAGAAGATCGGAGACAAATGAGGGTATCTCGCAACAGTCCCCCAATCATTTACATCCTTCTAAAGGTCATCGCATTATAAGAGGGAAAGGGACTCAAAAAACGCCCAATGCGATATTTGAGCAACCTTTAGAATTTGGTTCTAACTATAAGCGTACCTTAGCTGGGAAAAGACACTATAAAGAAGGTGGATTAGCTGAAGGTGGTCGTTGGATTCAAAGTGCTCTTCCTCCTTCTAGTAAAGGAAAGCTTCATCAACATTTAGGCATTCCTCAAGGTCAAAAAATACCATTAAAGAGAATCAAGAAAGCGGAACATAGTCCTAATCAAACGATTGCGAAGGAAGCGCGTCTTGCCGATACATTGAGAAAGTTTCATCACCATTAATGTATACCATGAGGAGCACCACACCTATCGATGAGTACCAGCAATACCTACACCTTTGGGTCAAATACCCAAGTTGATGATTTTTTAAGAGAAGCTTTTCATCGCATTGGTATTATTGGTAGCCGTATTACAGGTATGCAAGCAGAATCAGCTGTCTTATCTGCTAATCTAGCTCTCACAAGTTGGCAAGGAAAAGTTCCACTTCAATGGACACGTAAGCGCTTTCTTATTAGTTTATATATCAATCAGCCAACATATCAGCTGCCATCTACAATCACAAGAATTGTAGATGTAGCAGCTGTTCAACCTCAAAGACTTAATAGTGGAGGGTTAGCTACATCTTCTACTTCTACTTCTCCTGGTACCAGCGCTGCTAATTGTTTCGATCCAACAACGACAGCGGGATGTATTCAAACCGCTCCCAATGGTAATATTGCCTATAATTATGGAACGAACAATAGCCAATCCATTCAATATGTGGGGATTACTCCTCTTCAAACACAAGCTACATATACACTCTTTGTTGAATATTCTTTCGATAATGTAAATTGGCAAACCATTTACAAAGCACCTACTCAAACTTATTTTGCTAATCAAATTGTATGGTTTGTGATTGAGAATTCTTTGAATGCCATGAGCTGGCGTATTCGAGAAACGAAGGGCGCTACCTTAGAAATTCAACAGATTTATTTTTCAGTACCGACAGTTACAGGTACAGGAGATCGTTATTTAACGCCTCTTTCTTATACAGAATGGATGCAGATCCCTACCAAAAACAGTCAAGGTTTCCCCAGTTCTTATTTCTTTAATGAGCAAATTAATCCCTATTTGACGCTATGGCCGATTTTAGGACCCACTGCACAAGCCAATCAATTTACGGGTCTTCTTTATACGGCTTATCAATATTCTCAAGATATCACCAACTTGTTTAATCAAGTGGATATTCCTCAACGATTTTACGATGCTTTGGTGGCAGAATTATCTTATAGAATTGCCGTTAAATTTGCTCCTCAATTAGCACAATCCTTGAAAGCAGATGCACAAGAAGCATTCCAATTAGCGGCTCTCACAGATGCTACTTATGTTCCCCTTCGTGTTCAACCAGATTTCTTGAATTATAGTTGAGGCATCATGCAAGCACGTAATCACGGTAAATATACAAACATGCGAAAGAATAGTCCTCGCGGTATTGCGCGCTGCGACTATTCTGGTTTGATGGTGGCTCATCATAAACTGAAAGCTCAATATCAATATCGAGGACAAGGATTAGTTAATACAGGTTATTTGGTTTATCCCAAATTTTTAGATGTACCTAATGCTCAAGATTTAACGCCCCTTATCAAGGCTGATCCTGTTCCCCTTATTAATCCAAGGCCAGATAATATCGTCGATGTAGTTCCGGATGTCACATTAGAACTTGATGTATCAGGTAATACCAATGTGACTTTGAGTGCGGAGCAAATCACCAATACAAATTTCATTTTTACAGGGACTCTTACCGGCAATGTGATTGTATTTTTAGGAGAGACATCCATTCCATCGATTCCACCTATTCCACGAGTTTTAAACTTTGGAAGTCTCATCAACTTTTTTGCCATTAACAAGACATTAGGTAATTTTACATTATCCATGCAAATCACGGGAACAAGCGCCTCAGCGCTCGGTTTTCCCCCATCAAATGTTGTAATTTTACGTAATCAAACCATGCTTTTATGTAATGATGGGTATACAATACATATTATCAATCCAGATTATCAACCAGCCACTTAAGGAGAAATCACCATGGCGTCCACTGATCCAACCTATGTCCTCGTCACACCTGATTCTACAGATGCACCAAATGGGCGCGTACTTACTACCAATCCAAACACCTCTAATTTGCAATTGCAGGATTCGGGACCTGGTGGAGAAATAGCTATTGATACTGTCCTTAATCTCCAGTCCTTGGTAGGGATTAATACTGATGGATTAACAACTTATATCGGTGGCAATGAATTTGTCTCTCGCAGTGTAACATCTAGTGATTCCATTACGGTTAATAATGGAAATGGTGTTGCGGGTGATATCAGTATGGATGTCGTTGATAGTACTTCTATTCAAAAAGTTCAGGTAGAGACGCAGAATGTTATTCGAGGAGCAGAGAGTACACTTAAATTTGTAGAAGGTCCTAATATCAGTATCAGTGCGGTGAATAATCTTGGTACTAATATGGAGATCACCATTGGTTCTACAGGTGGTGGTGGTTCAGATGTTCAGATCCAACATAATGGTACCGATGTAGGTGCGCCTGTTCCTAACATTAATTTCAGTGACATTTCTACCGGTCCCTTTAATCAATTCACGGTCACGAATAACGGAAGTGGAACCGTTACGGTAGAATCTCATCCTACGATTAAGGTGCGTGAGAATCTAACCGAGATAGGTGATGAAAATACTCTTGTTTTCATGAATACTGGAAATGTTACTTTCACGGTCACTGATCCAGGTGGCCAAATCAATATAGAAGCCAACACATCAGGTGGCGGCGGCTCAGTCACTTCTATAGGCGCATCAAGTCCACTCGATACAATCTCGGTTACATCAACAACCACTAACCCTATTACAACCAGTGGTGATTTTCATTTTGAATTGAATAGCTCAGGTGTTACACCAGGAAGTTATACCAATACCAATTTAACGGTTGATCCTTATGGACGTATTACGGCGGCTTCTAATGGTACTGGTGGAGGTGGTGGCCTTACAGAAAATGCTTGGTCTCTTATTGGTGGAACAACGGCGCAAGCTCCCAGTGCATCGACAGCAGAATTCAATGTTCTTATTGGACATGATGTGGGAACATCTGGAACCTCGGGGGGCGGCGGTAATATCGTCTATGGTTCACATTGTTTAACGGCTAATACCACTGGTAATAATAACATAGCTTTTGGTTCTGATTGTTTAAATGCCAATACAACGGGGGCCGACAATATAGCCATAGGACCCGGCGCAGTGAATGCTAATGTTGGATTCTCTGGCAGTATTGGTATTGGATTAAGTGCTTTATCTCAGACAACGGGTGGTACCAATACGGTGGTCGGATATCAAGCAGCAACCGGTATTTCTTCTGGCTCTAATAATGTAGCTATGGGAAATAGTGCTATGAATGCTAATACCAGTGCAACAGGTCAAAACGTAGCTATCGGTGCTTTTGCATTAAGTGCCAATGATACCGCTTCTAAATGCGTTGCTATTGGGTATAACGCATTATTGGATAATGGCGGTGATGAGATGGTAGCAGTTGGTTATGAGGCCCTTAAGATGAATACGGGCGCTCGAAATACTGCCCTAGGATTTAGTGCGTTAACGAACAATCTCACTGCACAGGATAATACCGCGGTCGGTTACGAAGCTTTAAATAATAATAATGGCTCTCAGAACACGGCGGTAGGTTCGGGTACTTTGAGAACTAATACAGGTGCAGGCTCTAACACCGGTGTAGGTTATTTTGCTTTAAACCAGAATGGAGGGGGTAGTTTCAATACTGCTGTGGGTGCTTTTGCTCTCGAAAATAATAATCCAACGTTGGTGGGACAAGGTCACGATAATACTGCGATGGGATATAATTCCCTTTTGACCAATACGACAGGCTCAATGTGTGTAGCGGTTGGTTCTGGGGCCCTTCAGATGTATGACAATGTTGATGGATCAAATCCTGGGGGATGTGTTGGTATTGGTTACCAAGCTTTACAGAATGTCACAAGTACTTTTCATACGGCTGTTGGTTTTCAAGCTCAAGCAGCTGATTGCGGAGTGAATACTGGCAATACGGCTATGGGATATGTGGCTCTCTCTCAGAACACCACAGGAGATAATACTGCCTTTGGATATGCTGCTTTAGGTAAGAATACATCAGGTCCAGGAAATACGGCAGTTGGATCTTCGGCTTTAGCTGCAAATACTGGTAGCGGGTCTAATACGGCTGTTGGTTATCAAGCTTTGACCGCAAATACAGGATCTAACAATACATCTATGGGTTATCGTTCTATGGTAAGTAACACTTCGGGTAATGATAATACAGCCGTAGGTCTCAATGCACTCACTACTGCTACGCAGGCGAGTGAATGTGTAGCCATTGGTTCTGGCGCCCTTCATACGTATGATAACACCGATATACCCAATGTTGGTGGATGTGTAGCAGTCGGTTATAACGCTTTAAATCTTGCCACTGGTGGATTTAATATAGGTATAGGATGGAAGGCCTTAGCTGCGACAACAACGGGTAGCTCTAATACCGTAATTGGTTATCAAGCCATGAATGTTGCAGACACCACCGATGATAATACTATCATTGGATATAAAGCATTTAAGGGTAATAAAACTGGCGCCGGATGTACAGTTGTTGGAAGTAATTCATTAGCTCATGACATTACAACGGGGTCTCCCAACGATAATACGGTCGTCGGTAATAATTCTGCCACTGTCAATACCACGGGATCTCAAAATACAGTGGTAGGAGCTCAAGCCTTTAATACCAACATCGCTGGAAGCAACAATACCATATTAGGACATGGAGCCAATGTAACTGTTGATGGTTTGTCCAATGCAACCGCTATTGGATTCAATGCAGTCGTAGGCGCTTCTAATATGATTGCTCTTGGTAATGGCGCTTCTGTAGTTATCGGTTCACCAGCTGCTCAGGCATCTGCCATATTAGATTTGGAGAGTACGACACAAGGATTTTTGCCTCCTCGTATGACAACCGTTGAAAGGAATGCTATAGCCTTACCTTCTGAAGGTTTAACAATTTATGATAGTACGCTTCATGAACCTGCATTTTTCAATGGTACAGCGTGGACACCGATTGCAGGGGGTAGTGGGACCGTCGTGAATGTTCAATTTTGGAATACCTTTCAATCAGGAACATATACACCAACTCCAGGGATGAAATATGCCATTGTACAACTTTGTGGAGCGGGCGGAAGCGGAGGTGGTGCACCTGCTGGACAGGCTGGTTCTGCTGGAGGTGGTGGAGGTTATACTGAACAACTCTTTACGGCTGCTGAGATTGGTGCTTCACAACCATTTACGGTTGGAGAGGGGGGAGCTGCCCAAACTCCTGGAGGTGGTGATGGTAATGATGGAGGAACAAGTACCTTTATGACCTTAACTGCAACGGGAGGTGCTAAAGGTACCGTAGCTGCCGGAGGTGCACCGGAAAGTGCAGGAGGTGTCGGTACAGGTGGTTATTTGAATTTGACCGGCAAGGAGGGTGGATCGAGTGGTAACTCTATGGCCGCATCTACTCAAATAGGTGGAGGCGGTTGTTCTTTCTTTGGATCTTCACAGACGAGTGTGCGTTTCGTAGATACTACATCAAATACCGGCGGTACACACGCTGGAATCAATCCAGGAGAAGGAAGCGATGGTACTTATGCCGACACAGTTGCCATAGGTTCTTCCAGGGGTGCCGATGGTATATTGATCATTACAGAATATGCATAGATAGAATGGCGTATGTTCTTACATATACTAATCTTGTTACATCCTTAGAAAAGTATCTTCAAAGGACAGACGCTGATTTTTTGTCTGAAATCCCCCTGTTTATTATGTTGGGGCAAAGACGCGTAGCCCGAGATCTCAAAATTTTAGGGATGCGCGTTGTCATTAGTGGGTTTCTCATACCAGGGTCGGCGCAATTACAAAAGCCGACCCGTTGGTTTAACACTTCTACCTTCAACATTGGAACTAGCACTGGCTTTAATACCATTCAAAACTTACCCATGCGTAGTTACGAGTATTGTAATATCTATTGGCCAGATCCTACCCAAATGACTGAACCTAAATATTTTAGTGATTTTAACTTTAATTTTTGGTACTTAGCTCCTACACCTGATCTCGCTTATCCCTATCAGATTGCTTATTTTGAAGTACCCGAACTCATTGATGAAACGGTATCAGTAAACTTTATGACGGAAAGTTGTCCCGATGTATTGCTCTATGCCTGTTTATTAGAAAGTGCCACTTATTTAAAGGATGATGATCGTATTGCTTCATGGCTTCAATACTACAATTTAGCCAAGGAGGCATTGAACAAAGAAGATCTTATGCGTCTTTGGGATAACTACAATATTAACCGTCAGGAAGGTCTATAATGCCTGTTTATGTCAATCCATTTGGTGCCGTTCAAACCGCCTATGTATCTTATAAACTCTATGATTTAACAAGTGTTACTTCTCCTTTACAACTTGTATGGCCTACTTCTTATCAAGATTCTCCCAATGTTGTAGCTGCCTACATGGAGATCAGCGGATCTTTTGCTACTGGATTTAATATTAATTTACCTGATGCTACCCAAGTCAGTGTGGGACAAAACTTTATCATTAGTAATCTGGCTGCCAATACACCTGTTCTCAATAACAATTTAGGTTCAGGTGGTTTTCTCTTCAATGTAACTCCAGGTAAAAAATTTTATGTAATCTTGGTAGACAATAGTACCCCCGCTGGTGTTTGGCATAATTTAACATTTGGAGCTGATAGTGCTAGCATATCTCCGGCTGATTTGGTTGGATATGGAGTCAATGCATTAAGTTTGCCCACCATTAATACAGGTCGTATTAATACACAGATCAGCATTAATGATCTTTCTGCGGTTCTTCCTTCTCCTTATAAAATACAAATAACTGATTATGCTTCTATGATCGTATGGACTGGTGGAACTTTTGGTATGACATTACCTGAAGTTTCTGTAAGTGGTCCTTATCCTGATCCCCCTGCTACGCCTGTCGTTCCACCTTTTTATTATGTTTCCATTAATAATGCGGGGACAGGTCCTATTACACTTTCAAGTGCTCAAGGTACAGCTATTCAAGGTTCACCAACTCTTGAGTTACAGCCTGGAGAAACTGTTACGCTCATAGCCATTGATCCACCTATTGAAATAGCAACGATGAATAGTAATTGGTTAACATTAGGGTTAACCAATTTAAGTTTATCCAAGGTTACTGTTAATCCACTTAACAGTTTATCTTCCATGGATGTCGTTTTAGATACAGCGGAAGCAAGTAGTGGCATTCAAATATATAGTGGTAATTTAACGGCCAATATTACTATATTTTTTCCAAGCAGTACGGCTGGTCAATGGTGGATTTTTAATAATACAACAACGAGCGGCAATTTTAATCTCAGTGTTCAATTAGGAACACCCATCAGTCCTATAGGAACTGCTTTTGTTATCCCCCATGGTGGACGTCAGCTTTTTTATAATGATGGTAGTTCTACCTCTCTTCAAAATATGGTTATTCCCAGTCCTTCTCTTGCCATCAATTCTGTTGTATTAGGGGGAGCAGATGTCACTCTTACGGTTGAACAAGCTTTTATTGATATTCAAGAATTCACTGGTCTTTTAACGGCCAATGTTCAAGTATTATTCCCCCCTCTCACAATTGGTGAATGGATTATTTCTAATCAAACAACAGGGGCATTTACAGTCAGTGTTAATATAGGTAGCCCAGGAACTCCTGTGATCATTCCTCAAGGTGAAACACAGATTTTTTATAGTGATGGAACTAAGATGAATTTGAGCTCAGGTATTGGCGCTCAAATGGGTGGTTCATTTATTGGTCAACGTGGAACGTTTAATTTTATTAGCGGAACGAATGCTACTGTTAATGTAGTGGATACAGGAACGGTTATTGATGTAACCGTTAATAATACGGGACCTTCTGGGACGGTTACGTCAGTAGCTGCAACCAGTTCAAATTTAACGATAACTGGAAGCCCTATTACTACTTCTGGCACACTTACTATTGATTTGCCTTCTGTTGTCGCAGGAGCATCCTTTACGAATACAAATTTAACCGTAGATAATTTTGGAAGAATTACGGCAGCCTCTAATGGTACGGATGGTACTGTTACAAATGTGGCTGTTTCCAGCACCAATTTAACTGTTACTGGAAGTCCAATTACGACAAGTGGAACTATTGATATTGATTTGCCAACGACGATCGTAGGGGCATCATTTACCAATACCAATTTAACAGTAGACAATTTTGGTCGCATTACAGCTGCTTCTAATGGTACTAATGGCACCGTTACTTCTGTAGCTGCATCCAGTTCAAACTTAACCATAACAGGGAGTCCCATCACAACAAGCGGTACTCTTACTATTGATTTACCCACAGTGGTAGCGGGTGGTTCATTTACGCATCCAAGTTTAACGATAGATAATTTTGGAAGAATCACCACCGTTGTTGATGGTACTAATGTCGTAACAGCTAATACGGGGGTGACGGCAGGCGTTGATACTTTGACGGGAACCACTAATAAAAATGTTATTGCTACAGATTGTACTGTTAATTCCATTGTTTTGTTGACCGTATTAGGTGCGGCAGTAACAGGGAGACAAGTCACTGTTGTTAATAGAAATGCTGGATCTTTTGATATGGTTTCTTCAGATATAGGAGATACAAGTTCTGTCATGTGGCTCGTGGTTAATCCGGTGTAGGAATGCTTAATTATCAAATTACGGTTTTACATCCTAAAAACGGAATCCAAAGAGACGGCACACCTTATTTTTCTGAACATTATGTAGCGGGGCAATGGGTCCGTTTTTATGAAAACGTTCCCAAGAAAATGGGAGGATGTACCCTTACTTTATATGGGGATAGTACAATCATTCGAACCCTATATACCATTCCCCAAGCTACTTCCTTTTATTTATATATGGGAAGAAATCCTGTGGTAGGAGGTTCACCGGTGGTACCTGGTAATATTCAATACTCCATTATCACGAATGATGGTGTTGCGGGTGTTCCTGTTGATAGAACACCCACCGATCCTGCATTTGTTCCTCGACTGAATACTATATGGGTTTTCGATACAGCTTCTTTTCGATATGCCCCAGCTCCTTATAGTGGTGCATCCACTAATTTATTGTTTGCAAATTATATTTCCCTTGATATGGAATCACAAGAAGCGGGGCCTATTTTTGTAGGGGGTGTTAATAATCCTGATATGACACCTGCGACTTCTCCTTTGGTTCCAGTTTATGATAAGAATATGCAGTTAGTCGAAGCATCGGGGGGTATTTTATATTGTGCACCCGTGATCGTTGCCTATGGGAACAATGGTAATATCACATGGACCGGTATAGGTAATGATGTCACTCCTTTTGATCCTGGTTCCCCTACCAGTCCTGGAACATGGGATACGACAACTGATGTATTAAATCTTACCAATACCAAAATTGTAAAAGCAGCTAATACACGTGGTTCGGGATCACCTACGATGCTCTTGTGGTCATTAAATAGTTTATGTCGGGCCACATTAACACAAACAAATTCTGGACTGCAATTTGTGAATACGATTGTTCAAGACAATATCTCTATCATTGCGCCTAATTCAGTAGTGAATTACGAACAACAATTCTTTTGGATTGGAACAGACCAATTTTATGTCTATAACGGTATTGTTCAAAATCTTCCCAATAGTATGAATAATGATTGGTTTTTTAATAATGTGAATTTAGCGCAAACCAATAAAATATGGGGTGTGGCTGTTCCACGTTATAAGGAGATTTGGTGGTTTTATGTGAGAGGAAGTACGGCTACTGAATGTAACGCTACCATTATTTATAACATTGAACAGAATATTTGGTATGATAATACGATAGATCCGGATGATGTTTTTAATATCCATAATTTTACCAGAAGTGCCGGCGTTCAAGCTTCTGGTCAATATCCGTTTCCAATTTATGCGGATAATACGCTTATTAATAATCCCATTACGCCCACCAATGATACATATCCTATATGGACACATGAATCGGGAATTAATCGAACCATTGGTGATAAGAAATTTGCTATTCCCTCTACCTATACGACTCCCTTAATTGATTTATGGAGCTCTCAAGGTTCTACTTCTAATCTTATTAACAACCGGCGTATTGTGCCGGACTTCTTACAAACTGGTGTCATGAGTGTAGAACTTCTGACTAAGACATACCCTAATGATCCTACGACGGCTTATGGTCCTTTTCCTTTTGATAAGACAACACCTTTTATCGACTTTAATTGTCAAGGTGCCCTTAACAGTTTTACTTTTGCTTCCAATGTGGTTGATGGTGATTACCAAGCAGGGAAAATTTTGTATTTCTACCAAAAAGGAGACACTTTAAAATAATTGATTCTGTAAATTTACAGATGTAATCTCATAATATGAGTAATATTATTACATTACCAATTGGTATTGATTTTTTAACATGGAGCAATCAAATACGAGATGATTTGCCTGATGTTTTTATACCTTTGGCATCGAGTGTCGTTGATTGGTGGTATTGGGCAAATCAAGTGATTTCTCTCAATGAGTTGGCAAACGTTCCTTATGCCACCAAATTAATTTTTAGGAACATAGAAGATTGGCGCTATTGGGCCATTTATTTTATAGAAACTCTTAATTTAAGTTAGGAAAATCATCATGTTTTCTCCTCTTCGTAATCCTAATCCCACTCTTACACCAGGAGTTCAACAACACCCTCGTTATTCTTCTCCTTATGCGAAAGGAGGAAGAACAAAACGCGTTAAGATGATCATCGCTCATTTTAATCCCAAAGAGTTAGATGCCTTGGATCTTCTTCAAGGTAAACGAGAAGAAGATCCAAAGACAGGTATGAGGTCTTATTCTCATTTAGAAGAATTATTAAAAAACCCTCATATTTTAAAGAATCTTTTTCAATATGTGGGAAATTCTCGCCCTTCTTCTTCCCCTAGGAAACCACATGCTGAGGGTGGTCATCTCCATGATTATAAGGATGATCGATTGAATAAAATGGCTGATCTAGGCGTGCATGGAGATACTGAATTAGGTCTTATTGGCCCTCATACAAAAAATGTATTTGATACTATTTTAGGTATTACTGAACATCAACCTCAACATAATCCACATTCAAAACATCCTCATTATGCCTTTTTAGATAATATTATTGGAGGAATGGGTAAAATTCTTTCCCCTGTCATCAGTCCTATGACAAGTGCGTTAGGTCATTTTGTTCCCCCTGTTTTAGATACTATTAGTGGATTTTTTGGTGGAGGTGGTTCAAAACCAAGTCCTTCTGCTGCTACTCCTTTGACTCCAGCTCCTTCTCCTACGCCTCCGCCTGCGCCTAATCCTCCAGTAACGCCTTCTTCTGCCATGGGGCCCACCCAAACATCCAATGGTTCGATGGATAATAACCAAAGGACTGTTACGCCTCCATCTCCTCTTGCCGATATAAGTCGTCAATATTCTAATCCTTCTCCAACAAGTGGAAGTCCAGGTACCTTAGCTAATCTTGCTAATCGTACGATGCCAAAACCTGACTCATTCCAACCTACACCTTCTCCTTATGTGTACAATAGAGGGCAAGCTCTTCAACAAGGAGGATATAGACCACAACAAGTTTCTTCAGCATCGCCTGCAGGAAATATGCCACCAGCTAATGATTATACTCCACCACATTTGATGCCTTCCTCTACGGATGTACAAGGCTCCATTTATGCGTAAACCATGCTTTCATCAGAGGTAAAATATAATGGCTCTAAGAGAAAATACAAAACTTCCAGAAGCTTATTGGGAGGAAACGCCTAAGAAAAAGAAAAAGCCAAAAATGCTTTTGGCTCACTTTATGGATATTGAATTAGGTGCCCTTGATGTGATTCAAGGAGGTATTCATACCGACCCTGAAACAGGATTCAAAGAATATAGTGCCCTTGATCGACTTTTAAAAAAACCTGAAATCAAAGAAAAGATGATTGAGGTAATGCGCCCTCTCATGGAAGGTCAAAAGCATGAAGGAACAGCGCATAAAATTGATCAATCTTATAAAAAAGATCTTCACTTTTTAAAGAAAAGTTTTCCTAAAGCTTTTAAAAAACTTCCCATTGAAAAGAAAAACCCCGCTATTCATGCAGTGGAAGAAGAGGGAACAGGTCATGATGACCGCCTTGCATGGATTCCAGAGTCATTTGTGGAGTTAGCTCTAGATGTAGGATATCAGCCAAAATTCAATCCTCATACAGGTCTCCTTATGTTTGGATTTTTTGATTTTATTGCTCGTCCCTTTAAGGAAGTGGGAAGATTTGTTGGAAAGGTCGTCAGAAAACCTTCTGTCATTGTAAAACCTCTCATTAAAGTAGCAGCTGGTATTGCAGGTGCCGCACTAGCTCCTGCAACGGGGGGTGCTTCGGCCGTTCTATTACCGGCTGCTCTTGGAGGAACAGGGGCTTATGTTGCTGGGCGTGCTATGGGAGAAAAGCACAAAGAAGCTCTTAAAGGAGGTCTAGGGGGAGCATTAGGGGGTATTGGTAGTGCAATGGCACCTTCTCTTGGTATTAATGCAAGTTTAGGTGCTGGATTAGGTCAAACAAGTGGTCAGCTCTTAGGAGGTGCGAAGCCTAAAGAAGCTCTCACAGCGGGTGCTCTTCATGGAGTTGGGCATTATGGTATGTCGAAATTGAATGAAGCCGGTAAATTACCTACATGGCTTGGAGGAAAAGCAGCTCCAACGCCAGCACAAGCAGCGCGTGAAGCTTATTTGAAATCAGAAGGTGTTTCATCTGCTGTTCCATCTGGAACATCAAGTGGAACAGCCGGCGCGGCAGCTATACCGAGCGCCGCTGGTCCCTCCGCTCTTAGTAGTTGGATATTACCAGCTGCTCTTACTGGTGGCATAGGTGCATTGACTTATAAAGCCCATAAACAACAAGAAAAGAAACACGATCAGTTTCAGAATAAAGTGGATGTATTACGTAAAGAAGCTCTTAAGGAATTAAAAAAAGAAAAGCAAGATATGGGATTTGGTGAAAAAATAAAAACGGCTATTCCTGATCCCATGAGAATTAGAAGGAACCCTCATTATGGAAAAGAGACACAATCTGAGAGAGAAAGCGGCCTTTTTGAATTACCTTGGTTGGAGCCAAATGAAGAAGTAATTGAAAGAGCTGAGCCTTTGTATGCACATGTGCCAGGTGCCTGTAATAGATATGCTGAAGGTGGAGACGTTCATCATGATTCATCTCTATCATGGGATAAAACCGTCATAAAAGGACTTGATTCTATCTCTAATCATCCTGATTTGTCTATCGAACCTAAAACCTATGCAAAAGGCGGCTTAGTCCATCATCATCCTTATCATGATCAAAAAAATCTTCAATCGATTACTGAAGGTGTATTAATTAAAGGACCTGGAAAAGGCCAACAAGATCTTATTGCAACAACTGTCCCAGAGGATTCCTATATTATTGATGCCTCTACCACCAGTATGTTAGGTGATGGTTCTTCAGATGCTGGTGCTCATGTTCTTAAAGAATTTGAAGAAGATATTAAGAAAAGGGTGCATCCACAGAAAAAAATGATCATTGCTGAACATTTAGCGAGAACAAAGAAACAGCTACCTGTTTATTTATCGGATTCGGAATATAAGTTTGATCCTCTTACAGTTAAATTGTTAGGAGATGGTTCTGAGGTACAGGGCTCTAAAATGCTCAAGACTATGGTCAAGAATATTAGGAAAGAAAAGTCTAAGAGTGCAGGGGGATTGCCTATAAAGGCAAAATCACCTTGGGATTATATTGAAGAAGGAAGACGATAATGCCTCATGAATATAAATTAGATCCTCTCACTGCCGCTGAATATGGTCCTCTTTTATCATTAAGGGGTTCACCTGCGTGGCATGCCAAATTACAACATTATTTAGCTCAAGAAGCTCAAACTGAAAGTGAAAAACTATTAGCGAAGATAATGGCAGCAAAGGCAGAACGAAAGAGCGCAATTGCCCATAAAAAAAGCCAACTTCCCAGAGAAACACCTGAAGAACAATCGCAACTTCTTCCTTTCAATATCTTACCTCGGACAGAGATTTATTTTCATCCAGCTGAGCTAAAAGCTATTTATGCATCCTATCCTACTGCCAGACAAGTCTATATAAGGGCAACCGGCATACAAAATCCTTCAAAAAGGACTATTTTAAATTTTCAAGAAAACATTGAAACGACTTACCCAGAAATTATAGCAGATGCACGGTCTGATATAGGTGGGAGGGAAGCTCTTCCAGTACCTCCTGGAGGTCATCCTCTTAACGAATCAGAACGTGCACATCTGAGAGAAGCAGCTAGAGTTAGGGAAGCCATTAAAAAAAGAGAAATGCAGATACCTCAGCCTCCTGGAGGTCATCCTCTTGACGAATCAGAAGTCGGGCATATTAGAGAAGCAGCTAGAGTTAGAGAAGCACTCAAGGGAAAAGGACTTCTCCCTAGCCGCGCACCACATGCACGTCCTTCATTTCCTATCACGACAGAAGAAAAGGAAATCATAAGAGGTAGGCAGCCTATGGTTGGCTCTCTTTCTCCTCTTGACGAATCAGAACGCGAACAAATTGCAGCGGCTGTACGGCTAGGACGTCATCATGCGCATCCTCTTCTTCCACGCATACCTACATCTCCAAGTCAAAGAGCACGTCTAGAAGAATTGAGCAGGAGAGCACACAGTGCTCTGAGGACTCCTGTCATACCGCCTATAACTCATGCACCTTCTGC